CTTCACCGTGGCAAGCATCGCTGACCCGGCAGAGTGGGCACGTTGGACATACACGGCAGCCGAATCCATCCTGACAGGCTCGAACGGCAACATGCCGACCCACCTGTTCCTTTCGCCGAACATGTGGCGCAGCCTCGGCCTGCTCGTCGACACGTCAGACCGCCCGCTGTTCCCGCAGGTCGGCCCCATGAACGCGTTCGGACAGATGAGCGCAGGATCGCTCGAGGCAGTTGCCTTCGGTCTCCGCGTTGTCGTTGACCGCAACTTTGCAGACGACACCGTCATCATCGGCGACCCGTCGGGCTACGAGTTGTACGAGCAGCAAAAGGGCGCAATCAGCATTGATTCGCCGTCGACGCTGTCGCGCACGATCGCGTTCCGTGGCTACTTCGCCGCGCTCATGATCGACAACAGCAAGTTCCGCAAGGCCGCTTTCGTCTGATCCACGGTCACTAGGTAGGGAGAGGGTCTGACATGGCAAGCGCAACAATTACGCATGTGCGCCGCATAGACAACTATGCAGCCGTTCAGACCCTCACCGACCTCGAAGTTCAGCAGGGTGACTCGGTCACTGTTTCGGCAGTGGCCCTCACCGGGTTCAACGCAACCGCAGTTGTTTACAGCACCGAGCCGTACTACCTTGACGGCGTTGACGACGAGGGTTACCTTGTTTTTGACTACAGCCTGCCCCGCCCCAATCAAATCATCTACGCCAACAGCGGCGCAGATGTGGCGTACGAGTCGGAGTCAGGCACCGTCACCTACACCCAGTCGGTGTCGTGGATTGTCGCAGCCGATGTGCTGTCATGGCTCGGCATTGACGTGGCAACCGCCAACGACACAGCGTTCGTGTCGGTGTGTGTGAACGCCAGCAACGCTTGGTGCTACCGCAAACGACGCGAAGCCGGGTACATCGACTCGATGACCACAGTGCCCAGCGCAGATGTGAAACTTGGGGCCGTCATGTATGCCGCGACCCTGTATCGGGAACGCGGATCTGTGGACTCGTTTGCGTCGTTTGACTCGATGGCTGTGGGGGCTTCACCGTCTGCAACCCTTGGGCGCATTATGCAACTGCTCGGCTGCGGTCGAGCGCAGGTCGCCTAATGGCTGCAAGCGGGATTCTCGTTGACGCTGTAAACGCCGTCAAAACTGCGTTGACGGGGTTGGGCCTTGTGCCTGTCACCGATCCGCGTAACGCCCGCCCGCTCTCGGTTCTGATTGAACTGCCGACCGTTGATGCGTTCACCTACAACGTGGGCGACATTCAACTCCGCCTCCGCGTTTTGGCACCGCCACCCGGCAACCAAGACGCGGGCGACTACCTCATGACCATTGCCGATCAGATCATGAACAGCACCATCGCTGTGACTGACCTTCGGCCCGGTCTTTCCACCGTCGGCGGGCAAGACCTGCCGACCTACGACCTCACCGTTGCCGTCGCTGTACGGCGTAACTAAGGAGACAACCACATGGCGACGACAACCTTTTTGTCGAATGCAACAATCAACATCACACAGGGCGTGACCACCACCGACCTGTCCGATCAGGCCAATCAGGTGACACTGACTGTCGGGCAGGACTCGCTCGAGGTGACCGCGTTCGGCGACACCGGCCACAAGTTCGCGGGCGGGCTGCAGACAGTTGACGTGAGCATCACGTTCTTTCTGTCCTACGGCGCTAGCGAAGTCGAGGCAATCCTGAACTCGTGCGTCGGCACCGGGACCACGACCCTTGTGATCAGCCCTTCGGGAACGACCGAATCGGCCTCAAACCCCGAATACACCATCGCAAACTGCATGCTTGCATCGTTTACCCCGATCAACTCGACGGTGGGCGAAATGGCAACCGTGAGCGCCAACTTCACCGGCGGCACATGGGTACGCGACATCACCTGATCCAAGGCAGAGGGAGAAACACATGAAACTGACACTCGCAGTGACCGAGCGTGACAACGCCTACACCGTGACCACCAACCTCGGTGTCGTTGTGGCGTGGGAACGCAAGTTCAAACGCAAAGCATCACAACTCGGTGACGGCATCGGCGTTGAGGACTTGGCGTTCATGGCGTGGGAATGCTGTAAACAGCACAACATCCCGGTGCCCGCCATCTTTGACGACTATGTGAAAAGGCTCGAGAACATCGAAGTGGTGGACAACGAACCTGTAAACCCTTCCAACGAGGCTCATACATCTACGCATTAGCAACCCAACTGCTGCGCACAGGGTATTGGCCTCCCGACATTCCATACGACCTAGACGTACTGGCAACAGTGCTCAAGGTGGCTGAAGAACTGAAAGACTGACAATGCCAGTAAACGCAGACATGAACCTTGTCGGGGTGCGGGAAACAATCCGCGCCCTAAACAAGATCGAGCCGGGCCTGCGTAAACAGTTCGTCGCCGACTCGCGCCGTATTGCCGCCCCCGCTATTGAGGAGGTGCGCCGCGGCTATGACCGTCTGCCCTTGTCGGGTATGGCTCGCAAATGGTCGCAGGGCGGTCGCCAGTTGTTCCCGTTCACAGTCGCTAAGGCTCAGCGTGGGGTGCAGGTCAAAGTCGACACGGATCGCCGCGCAACTGCCATCATCAGCATTGTGCAGAAAGATCAAGCCGCAGCCATTTTCGAGACTGCGGGCCGTCGTATGCCAAACCCGCTCGAACGTTCCCTCGGTGACTTGTTGCCCGGTCGGACACGCATCCTCGGACCCGCTGTTTACAGGTCGCGCCGCTACTTCGAACCAGAACTACGCAAATCCATTGCCCGCCTAACGGCTCGCGTACAGAAAGAACTGAACTAATGCTCGGCATACCCATCGTGACCCAGTTCAACGGCGACGGCATCAAGAAAGCCGTTGCGTCGTTCCGTCAATTGGATGGGGCGACCGCTAAAGCCAAGTTTGCTTTGAAGTCGTTGGCTGTGACTGGTGCGGCTGCGGTGGCGGCTATTGGTGTCACGGCGTTTCAGGCGGCGCAGAAACTGGCTGACTTTGCGCGTATGGCGCGCGAGGATGAGAAAGCAGCCACGGCGTTGGCATCCTCGATTAGGGCATCTACCAAGGCTACGGATGAGCAGATTGCCAGTGTGGAGAAGTGGATTGACACGGTGCAACGGGCGACGGGTGTCGCCGACGATGAGTTGCGCCCCGCCTACGCCCGTCTAATCCGTTCTACCGGGTCGTTTGAAAAGACACAGCGTCTGTTGCGGGTCGCGCTCGACGTGTCGGCAGCGTCGGCTAAGCCGCTAAAAACGGTGGTGGAGGCTCTCGGCAAGGCTTACGACGGTAACAACACGGCGTTGGGTCGCCTTGGGCTTGGCTACGACAAAGCCCAACTAAAGGCTATGTCTTTCAATGACATTCAGAAAGACCTCGAGACACGGTTCAGCGGTGCCGCGCTTGAAAAAGCCAACACCTACGAGGGTGTCATGGCTCGGTTCGCCATCACGGTCGACGAACTGAAGGAAGCCCTCGGCTACGCCCTGTTGCCGTATTTGAAGAAACTCGCTGAGTACGGCATACAGATCGCTGACGCGTTCGGTAAGGATGGCGTGACCGGGGCGTTCCGTGAACTGAAGTTTATCCTGACGACACTGCTGTATGACGAGAACGGCCAGTTGAATCAGGTCGGACAGACAATCAACGACCTCGTGAACAAACTGAACGCTATCTCGAGCGTTATCAACATGGGGTCACGCGTCGTTAGCGCAACACCGATTGGCATTATTGGTAACCAGTTGGGCGGCCTTGTGGGGTATGACCCGACCCCGACAATCGGCAGACTCGGCGGGCTGGCTACTTCGGTCAACGCTGGAAGCCTGCGTCAGATTCGAGGCGGGCAAAACACAGGCACCACTATCACCGTGAACGCTGGTATCGGCGACCCGGTGGAAATCGGTCGGTCGGTTTACAACGCGCTACAGGCGTTCGAGCGGCGCAACGGGGGCCGCTAATGGCATACCCCACCCCTGTTGTCGAGATTGCGTTTGACGACGGCCCGTATGTCGTGAGCCCGACGTGGACTGACGTCACGGCGTATGTGCGGGGCTTGTCAACCTCGAGGGGTGTGCCCGACGACTGGACATTGACCGCTGACGGCTCCGCCAGTGTGACGCTCTCAAACCGTGACCGCAGGTTTGACCCGTTCTACACGTCGGGGCCGTATTACGGGAAACTGCTACCGCGTCGACAGATCCGCATCCGCGCCACCTACTCGGGCACCACTTACGACGTGTTCCGTGGATTTATTGCTGGCTGGCCTCCGCAGTGGACAGACGCCGGGTACGACTCGACCGTGACGCTTTCGTGTTTTGACGCGTTGCAGTTGTTGGGGTCGTCGTCAATGCCGACCAGTTGGGCCGACCCGTACATTACGACGCTTGCCCCGCGTCACTGGTGGAAACTCGATGACCCAATGCCGTTTTACCAGTCAACAGCGGTGCTCAAGGATTACGGCAGCGCACCTGCAGACCTGACCACCAATACGGGCACATTTGCCTCAAGCGGGCTTGCCACTGGTTTACAACAACAGTCAATCGGTAGCACCGGGATTGCAAACGGCACAGGGCTGGGTTCTCAAACCTTGCCGATACTCAACACCACATCCGACGTGACGATTGCCTATTGGACACAAACTGAGGTCGCCGAACTCAATGCGGGGCAGGTGGCCACCGCTACTGCTGGGTTCAACAGCGTCATTGTGAAGCAGGTCACTCGAGCC